TCGTTGTTCACAGGTGAGAAGCGCAGCCATTCATTTGAGAAGCGTGACATCTTGAAGTCAAGCACAGGTTCACCAGTTCCAACATCGTTCTACGATCAAGTAATCATGCGTGCTCGTTTGACCGCACCAGTACTTGAGACTTCAACTGTGTTGAACACCACAGGTGGCGAAAACCTTCAAATCCCATCGTTGTCGACCTACTCGGTTGGAACGGTAACTGGCGAAGGTTCAGCAATCGGAGAATCCGATCCTGTATTCAACTCGTTCATCACCTTGTCAGCATTCAAGTTCAGCTTCATCACGCAGGTTTCAACCGAACTGCTTGAAGACTCTGGCGTTGACATGTTGTCATTCTTGGGTGACCAGGTTGGTAACGCACTCGGATTCGCAGTTGGTTCAGCATTGACTGTTGGTTCAGGTACGGACACCGCAAACGGAATCGTCACGGCATCGTCCGTTGGTGGTACCGCAGGCACCGCAACTGCATTCACCGCAGACAACCTCATCGACCTTGTTTACAGCCTTGATGGTGCAGCTCGTCTGCTCCCAGGTTGTGGCTTCATGATGAACGGCAAGTCAATCGGTCAAGTTCGCAAGTTGAAGGACACCGCAGGAAACTATGTGTTCCAGCCAAGTCTCTCAGCAGACGCACGTGACATGTTGCTCGGCAAGCCAATCTACGAAAACCCTTCAATGGTTGACGTAGCAACTGGCACCAAGTCGGTCATCTTCGGTCACCTACCTTCGTACTTCGTACGCACGGTGGGCGGTCTTCGTTTGGATCGTTCCGATGACTTCGCATTCAATGCTGGTCTCGTCACGTTCCGTGCGACATTCCGTGTCGACGGCGATTTGCCACAGACATCACACATCAAGCACCTCCTCCAACCATAAGTTGAGGTAGTGCAACCGATAGCAATATCGGTGTAAGTTTGAGGGTAGGTCGAACACGCAGGGCGACCTACCCTCATTTCTTTTTATACCCTGCGACCTGCGAAGGAGAGAATGGTGGGAAATGCTCGTAATAATCAAAAACACTCCGGTCGAGTTACCAGACCTGGAAGCAGAGATATTGCTCCGGTGGGGAGTAGCCAACTTGCCAGAGCAAGCAGACCTTCCTCTGCCGAATCGTTACGAATCCTCTGGTACTCGAACGCCCCGTTCGCCCCAACAGGGTACGGAACCCAAACAGCGCAAGTCGTCCAAAGGCTCACCAAAAACCACGAAGTAGCAATCCATGCGATGTACGGCATTGAGGGCATGGCTTCAATTTGGAATGGGATAAAGCTTTACCCAAGAGGGATGTCACCATATTCGGATGATGTGTTGGTTGCGCATTGGATGGATTGGGCTAATGGCAATCGTGATATTCCTGCGATGTTGATGACGTTGTTTGATGTGTGGGTGTTGAAGTCACCATCGTTGGATCAGGTTCCGAATATCGCTTCGTGGGTTCCTATCGATCATGCGCCTTGCCCGCCTGCTGTGATTGATTGGTGTAAGCGTCCGAATGTTAAACCGATTGCGATGTCTAAGTTTGGTTTGGAGATGTTGCAGAATGCAGGTGTTGATGCGATGTATGCGCCTCATGCGTTTGAGGATGTGTTCGTTCCTACACAGAAGTTGAGTAATGGTCGTGGTGAGTTCACCGGCAGGCAACTCATGGAAGTTGATGAGGACAGGTTTGTTGTGATGATGAACGCTGCGAACAAAGGTCAGAACCCTTCACGCAAATCTTTTGGTGAGAACATTCTGGCGTTCGCTATCTTCGCTCAAGATCGTCCTGATGCTTTGTTGTATTTGCATACTGAACGTGATGGTGCGATGGGTGGTATCAATCTTGTTCATTTGCTGGAGGCCTGTGGTGTGAAGCCTGAGCAATACAAGATTGTTGACCCGTATGCGTATCGGACTGGTTTCCCTCAGCAAGCGTTGGCTGCGCTGTACACGGCTTCGGATGTATTACTGGCTTGCAGTATGGGAGAGGGTTTCGGAATCCCTGTCATCGAGGCGCAAGGCTGCGGTACACGGGTCATCGTTTCTGACTACACCGCTCAACCTGAGCTGGTTGGCGTTGGATCAGCTGTTGCAATTCAACCGTTTTGGGATAGCCATCAGAAGTCTTGGTTCTGCACCCCACAGGTACCTTCCATCGTGGATGCCCTGATTGAGGCCTACGAGGCTCCTAGAGGCGTGTCAGACGAGGCTGTGGCCTTTGCTGACCAGTATCGGGCTGACAAGGTTTTTGACGCTTACTGGAAGCCAATCATGAAAGAGTTGACCTCATGGTGCCAGTCATCATCGTCCCCGTCCTAAACAGGTATGACCTACTAGAACGCTGTTTGCAATCCATCGACTATCCGGTGGAGACACTCATCGTCATCGATAACGGTGGGCAGTCCACGTTGCATGATTGGCCTTGGGTGATTGACCGTCGCCATGTCAAGAACTATCACGTCTGGTCAATGCCCACTAACCTCGGTGTCGCCCCATCATGGAACCTCGGTATCAAAGCAACCCCACACGCTGACGGCTGGATAATCCTGAACTCTGACGCATACTTTGAGCCTGGACAGTTAGAGGTTTTCTACAACGATTGCAAACCTGATTCGGTGACGTTGACTGAGGCGAAGCCTGGTTGGTGTTGTGCGTGGATTGGGTCTGAGGTGATTGCCAAGGTCGGGTTGTTCAGCGAGTGTTATGTCCCCGCCTACTTCGAGGACAACGATTTTGAGGAACGGGCAAAGCGAGTCAATATTCCCTTCTGGACTTCTGACGCTCGAATAAGCCACGACAACTCATCTACGATTAACTCTGCACCAGAGTTGCAGGAACGCAACAGCAAGAGCTTCTCATCCAATGCTGCGCTTCATGCGATGCGGTGGCAGTCAGGTCTACCCGATGCTGGTCATTGGGACTTAACACGACGAAGGGAACTGGGATGGGATTGAAAGAACACTACGACCCGATGGACGACTACGAGAATCTCCATGAAGGCGAGACCATCTATGTTCTCGGCTCAGGTGCGACACTCGACTATCTGTCACCAGACTTCTTTGATGACAAGGTAACTATCGCAGTCAACTTCGTTGGCTCAGTATTTGGGTTGAAGGGTTACTACTGTTTCAGCCATTATCACGAAGACGCTCAGCATGAGGCGAAGCGGGAGGATTGTATTGGGGCGTTCACTCCTGAGCGTGAGCATGGTACTGATGGGGTGTTTGCTGGGTGTGCTGGGAATCTGACCACGTTCGGTACTCGTACTGGTAGACCTGGGACATCGTTTGATCCGCACGGCAAGGATTGGCCTGTGTTGTCAGGGCAGTTGACTATCGGGTCTTCGAGCATTCATGGGGCGATGCACTTGGCAGCGCACATGGGAGCAAAGTTCATTGTGTTGGTTGGGGCTGACTGTGGTTCGCTTGGTGGGCGTGACAGGGTTGATGGTTATGTGCCTGGTGATTCGCATTGGGCTTTGTATGAGATGCACCTTCGAGCGATGAAGCAACGGTTGTGGGATGTGTATTCGTGTCAGGTGTATTCGTTGAATCCATTCGTGAACTATTCGCTTGAGGGTGTGCCGTATCGTGGTGCTGCGTCAATCAACTAGAATCGGGACACCATGACGATCACTAATGGCTACGCAACCAGAAACCAAGTGAAGGCAGCTCTCCGCATTGGAACGGCTGACACCCTTGATGACGACTTGATTGATAACTGTGTTGGTGCAGCGTCACGTTTAATTGATGGTTATTGCAACCGTCGCTTCTGGCAGTCAGGAACAGCAGAGGCAAGAATCTTCCAAGCAGAAGATTCGTTCTACTGCTCGATTGACGACATCGCTGGAACAGCGTTGACATTGAAAAGTTCCACTCAGGCTGACGGAACTTTTGACTTGACATGGAGTCGTTCCGATTATCAGTTGGAACCGTTGAACGGAAACCTTGACGGGTTGACGTGGAGTTATGACAAGATTCGTGCTGTTGGCGATTACCTGTTCCCAACGGTGAACGCTAACTATGGTGAGCAGGCTTTGGTTCAGGTCACCGCAATCTTTGGTTGGCCTTCGGTGCCGGAGCCAGTAACACAGGCAACGATCATTCAGGCTTCACGCATCTTCAAGCGTTACGACTCGCCACTTGGTGTGGCTGGCTTTGGTGACTTGGGTGCTATCCGTGTGTCTCGATACCTTGACCCTGATATGGCTCAGCTGGTTGAACCGTATCGTCGTATGCGGATATTTGCATGAGTTACTCAGTCACCGAAATCAAGACTGGTATCTCTAACGCTCTAGCCACAATCCCAGGCTTACGGGCTTACGCCCAGCAACCAGACAATCTGAACGCTCCGTTCGCTTGGCCTATGTTGGATTCAATCACCTACAACGGGGCGATGCGTGGTGGGTTGGTGACCCATATCTTCGTTGTGTCTGTGGTTGTGGGTAGGTCTGCGGAGCGCACAGCTCAGACTGCTTTGGATGGGTATCTGTCTTATGAGGGTACAACTTCGGTTCGTGCAGCATTGGAATCGGATCGCTCGTTGGGTGGGGTGGTGTCGAACCTGCTAGTCGAGTCTGCGAGCAATATCTCCACGATGGATGGCAACGATGCGACGTATCTGATGGTTGACTTCCGTGTGGTGGTGTACGCTTAGTTGATACGCAATCCTGCGAGCGTGTAGAGTTTCAGTAGTAAATCTTCGAGTGCCGGAAGGCAGGAGTATCCAATATGGCAAAGCAAGTTCTCACAAACGTAGCGGTCACCTTCGGCACGGCTAACCAAGACATCACAAGTTATGTAGCATCAGTTACATTAAACCTGTCAAAGGCTGAAGTTGCTACAACATCATTCGGTTCGTCTGGTGCGGTTACTCGTATCGCAGGTCTTGCAGACAACTCAATCACACTTGAGTTGCATCAGGATTACCCAACGATTGAGAAGTTGTTCTACGACGCTTGGAATGCTGGTACTGCTGTACCTGTGACAGTAAAGCCAAACGGAACTGCATCTGCTTCAAGCACCAACCCACAGTACGCATTCAATGTGCTGCCGTTGACTTGGACTCCTGTTGCTGGTGCTGTTGGCGATCTTGCTACCGCATCAGTCACCTATCCAATCGATGGTGCAGTAACTAAGACCGGTACTGGCGCATAACTTTTAACCTTTAACCCTGCGGAGGAAAAATGAAGATAGCTCTAGAGATGACTTCTGCTTTGGATCAGTCCAAGCGAACCATCATGGCAACATTCCCAGACTTTATTGCTTTTGAAAAGAAGTTCAATAAGAGTGTTGCGAAGTTTGAAGCCGAACTGACCTTGACTGATCTTGCGTTTATCGCATGGCATTCGGAGCATCGTCAGAAGAAGACGGGTTTGGATTTTGATTCATGGATTAACGATGTTGAAACTTTGGAGTTGGGGGATCAAGCTAACGCTGTGATCGTCCCTTTGGAGACCAGTCAGCGCATTGGATGATGGCTTACCTGTCTGTTGAGACAGGTATCGCTCCATCGGTGTTGCTGGCAGAAGACCCTCGAATGTTGTTCACGATGTTTGCTTATTTGCGTTGGAGAGCAATTCATCTAAACAAGTAGTCTGTTGTGATGGCGGTTTTTGGTAGAGCAGGTCAAGTCACAATTACTGGTGGCAATCAACCGGTAGAGATTGTTGGTCTTGCAAACTTTTTGCGTGATGCTGCTAAGGCTGACGAACGGTTCAATACTGAGATGCGTAAGGCTGCCCAGCAGGTCGCAGAGAATCTGAATGAGAAGGCTAAGGCTGAGGCTGCGACTGTCACCCGTTCCCGTCAGGCAACTGAGGTGATGAAGGGGATGCGGGCTAGGCGTGACCGTATTCCGACAATTAAGTTGAGTGAGAAGTCTGCGTTTGTTTCTAAGTCAAATCCAAACAGGAAGCGCAAACGGAAGGTGACTAGGGGTGACGTGTTCTTTGGTGCCGAGTTCGGTGGTCAGGCTAGGCCTCGGACTCAGCAGTTCTTGCGTCATCGTGGTAGGTCGGGTTATTTCTTTTGGCAGACCGTTCGTAAGGAGAAGGGCAATATCGCAAAGGAATATCTGGACGCAATTCAGAAAGTGTTGAACACTCTGAAAGATGGTTCTTGACTTTGGTTTAGTTTCCTGTACCCTCTAGGCAGGAGGGCGTATGGCTGTTTTATTTGCTAACACTAAGTCGATATATCCGAAGCGGTTCGCTTCGTCTTGGGAACAACTCAAAGAGCTGTTGTCGTTCCATGAAGAGAATGCTGTCAAGGCTGCGGGGGCGTTGTGGTCTCCGGTTGAGTATGACCAGGGTACGACTCGTGGTAACCGTAATGTCAGGTTTGTTGAGGCGTTGGTTGTGGACATGGACGGTGAAGCGTTTGACCATGCACGTCTTGACGGTTTGGAATGGTTCGCCTATTCCACCTATTCGCATCGTTTAGATGACCCTCACTATCACCTTGTTCTACCGTTAGCGGAGAAGGTTCCTGCTTCGTTGTGGCGGGTGGTGTGGGCTGAGTTGCATGACCGTATCGGGTTGGTTGGTGACCCTCAGACTAAAGACCCTGCACGTATTTTCTATCTACCTCAACACGCACCGAATCAGCCGTTTGAGTTCCATGAAGGTCATGGTGTGTTGCTTGATTCTTCGTTGAGGTTGGATGTTGAACCTGTCATCAATCCTGTGTCGCCTCGCTCGAAGCAGGTGCGTCAACCTCGTCAGCGTCGTGCTGGTTCAGAGGTGTTGGATGAGGCTTGGTGGAATGCGCCTGTAGATATTTCTCGTTGGGATGGCCTGTCGGGGAAGGCTTTGTATTCTGCGATGCTTGACGAGTTTGTTGCTTTGCGGAATGGGTTGTCTGTTATTGAGTAGAATCGTCGCATGGCTGGTGAGCGCACGTTCGTTGTTAAGTTTATTTCCGATGTTGCTGGTGCCACCAAAGGCATCAAATCAGTTGGCGGGGAACTAGGCGCATTAGGTAAAAAACTTGGTTTAAGCCTTCCATCGTTCAAACAGGTTGCTATCGCTAGTGCTGCTGCAACCGGTGCTATCGCGGCAGGCTTGTTCAAAGCAGCTCAAGCAGCAGCCGAAGACCAAAAATCTCAAGCCCTTCTAGCCGATCAGCTTGTCAAAACTACTGGTGCTACGACTGCCCAGATTCGCCAGGTTGAAGATTTCATTGATGTCACTCAACGTGCTACTGGTATCGCTGATGACCAATTAAGGCCTGCTATTGCCACGTTGACTCGTGCTACTGGCGATTCGACTAAGGCTCAAGAGTTGCTTGGTTTGGCGTTAGATATTTCTGCTGGTTCAGGTAAGGAACTTGAGACCGTTACCTTGGCTTTGGCTAAGGGGGTGAATGGGAATGTTGGTGCATTCACCAGGCTTGGTATCCCACTTGATGCCAACATTGTCAAGACCAAAGATTTTGCTGCTGCTCAAGAGGTTTTGGCTAAACAGTTTGGTGGTGCTTCTACTGTTGCTGCAAACACTTTTGAAGGCCAGATGAAACGCTTGGGCATCATCATCGGTGAAGCGGTTGAGACAATCGGTTATGCAATTTTGGAAAGTGATCGTTTCCAAGACATTATGAAAAACTTCCCGACAGCTCTTCAGGCTGCGATTGATGCGTTTGGAACTGGTGGTTTGTCTGGTGCTTTGGGTGCATTCGCAGACAACATGGGTTATACGGGCGCACAAGTAAAACTCCGTTTGCTTGAAATGAAAGCAAACTTTTTTGATTTTGTTAACGGTGTTAACCAAGCCTTATCTTTAGTTAGTTTGCCAGTCAATCTTCTCTTCGGAACTATCAACACTCTTGCTGGTACTGAACTAAAAATATCTACACCAGCAGAAACCAAAAAACAGTTAGATGATGTTAATGCTGCACTTGAAAAACAGCGTGGTGTTGTTCTTGATTTGGGCAAAATCTATAACGAAACAAATCGCCAAACAAGGGCTAACTCTGCTGAGTCTGCTCGATATACCGATATTGCTAGGTCGCTTGGTTTAACAGTAGAAACCACCACAACATCTATTGGTGGCCTTGGTGGGAGTGTTAAGAAAACTGGTGATTCTATTAAGACCGCAGCAGACAAGTTGAAGGAATATAGCAATAGTTTGAAGTCAACTACTTCGGCACAGAAGTCGTTTACTGATGCGCAGAAGGGTACGGCTAGTGCTACGAGGTCAAAAGCTGATGCGGATATGGATGTGGCTAAAGCGCAGGCAAGGTTGAATCAGATATCTCAAGGCTTTGGTGCTGGTTCTCCGGAGGCGTTGGCTGCGCAGGTTGAGTTGGCTAAGGCTCAACGCGCTCAGGAGCGGGCGACGTTTGCGGTTGAGGAAGCGATCTATTCGGTTGCTGATGCTGAGGCGAATTTGAAGGAGGTTCGTGCTGAGCCTGGTTCTACTCCGATGGATGTTCGTCGAGCAGAGTTGGCTTTGGCTGAGGCGAAGTTGGGTGTTGCTGATGCGACTGATAATCAGATTGATTCGACACGGGAATTGAATGACCAGCAGACGTTGTTGAATGAAACTGTGTTTGGTGCAACGATTGGTTCGATTGTTTATGATGAGGCTTTGCAGGCGGTGAATGAGGCAAAAGAGCAACAGGCTGCTGCTGCTGAGGCGTTG